AGGATGATTCGTTTAGTAATCTCCAATCTGCAAACAAGAATGGTGCCCATCTCAAAAATGCTTGATCATACTCCTGTTTCGATTGAGCTTTCTCTCTGATAAACTGTTTGATAAAGCTCATAACTCCCAACGTTGGAAGATAAAGCTTGATATCTTCACCGTTATTTAATCTCAAGTGGAAGCACCTTTCATCCTCGGAAAAACGCGGTTGCAATTCAGCAGATGGAGCATAGTAAGATAGCATCTCTTTCACTATAGGACGTACATCGTTCTTTCCACAGCTTTTGCATCCAAATGTTACATTCAAAGCATTTTCTCCCTTTTTGAAAGTGTACTCTCTGATAGCGAAAACAATGAAGAAACGATCAATTTCCTTGAGATCCTTGAAGGACCCCATCATGTTAGAAAATCTAACTTTGCAACATTTATCCACCAATCGATTTAGTGCATCGTCCAGGCTCAAAAGATCCTCATCGTCAATAGTTGACCAATGTCTAATCTCTCCAGCGGATGCTGCGCGAATAGTTATCTCTGTACCTCTTGGGTAAAAAATCCCCTGCGATGGTAATGTTTCCGGTTTTATTCTTATCCAACCTATATCTTCGACGATAGTCTTAGGTTCTTCTTGGTCAAGAACTTGAACTTTTCCAAGGCTCCTGGGAGCTTCATTTTGTGCATTCTCATTTTCCTTTTCCTCGATCAATCTCCTGGCTTCATCTTGGATGTTATTTAGATCTTCCATCTTAATTTTTTATTTTTATCACGCTTAACTTTTATATGCAGCAATAAAAAAGGGTTCTGAATCCAGAACCCTTTTCATCGTTTTGTTTACTGAAAGTTTTATGCGGTAGTATCGTTCCAGTAATCAGCCCTAAAGGTGAATCCTGTAACAGTGTACTTATCCGTAGATCCATAATCGAACTCAATCGCGTTGATGTTAGTTGTAGGCCAAACTACATCGAATGTGTATCTTCTGAATACATCACCTTGACGATTGTATGCTTCGATGACCATAGGTCCTCCAGCGTAATCTTTCTTTAAGCTCATTGCGCCTGTAAGTGGATCAAATACTCTTGTACACCATGCTTTGAGGCCCTTGTACATGTACATAGAGTTAGCATCATCCAAGTTAACCTCGAAATCAACTGCTATATCCACGTAAGTTTGATCCAACTTAGAGTTAGAGTACGAACGAGTCCACCCTTTGTAAGTTTGGGTGATACCAGCTGGCGGTGTCTTATCGACATCCAGGCCGGTTACCTTGATGACTTGCTCCATTAGCAATGGTGTAGTCCAGTTAGGTAATCCTGATGGCGGCTGAATAGTGATCTCGAACAAGTTTAAGTAAACTGGTTCGTACTTATTCATAGCAGCTGATGAATTCCTATAGTGTGGTAACTTTGCCATGTTGTTTTTCTTTTAGTTTATTTATCTTTTGCTTTATGCTACTGTAAATCCACCAGAAGAAATTCCTCCAGTCTTAAGTACTGTAACCCTATTGATGAACTTCTGAGCACCTCTTGCAGGCTCGATGCCGATATCAATGATAGCGAAATTCTGGTCGATGATATCAGGTGTGTTATTGGATTCATCCATGATAGTCTTGTAATCGTAGATTCCACCACCAGATCTTACATTGTCCAAGTAAGCATCCACGATAGATTTAATCTGCAGCCTTGTCGATGCATCATTGAACTCGAACAAGAAGTTAGCCAAGATATCCTCAACTGCTTCTTCAACGGTGATGAGCAAGTCTCTTACATGCAAGTTATTGAAGGCTGATGGTGTCTTCTGGTATGCGGATTGGTTACCAAAGATCATGAAACCAATACCTCTTCTGAAGACGATAGGGTTCCAACCGAATGGCTCCAAGTAACCTCTATCGGTGTCAGAGAAATCATACTCCAAACCTACAAGTTTAGGATTAGAAAGTACACCTCTTCTAGGTCCTGCTACAATAGCGTAAGGTTGGCCATTGATGAACTTCCTTATGAAATTGTTAGAAACATCTGCAGCAGGTGGGATAGAGAAATTTTTATTGTTCTCTCTAATCACCAAGAACGGTGCAAAGAATCCTGAAAATTTAGCTCCATTCTCTTCATCTGGTAAAGAGTATACAAATGAAGGGCCTAGAGAAAGATTTCCACCTTCTGAGATGTACCTTGTGTTCAAAAGTGGTTTTGGATCTGAAGCAGTTGGAAGCTCAGTGAAACGAGGATCCGTGCTATCGATAAACTTCTGAATAGAAGGAGCATTCATGATAGCTAAGCATAGTTGCCTTTTCTTAGCTAACTTGGTCACGATATTCTTTGGGTATGATTGAGGTTGCAATCCACCGTTGAAAGTGTCAATTATGTACCTGAAGGCTATGACGTGCCTACTAGATAGAGCTTCTGACAAATTAGAGTTAGCAGGATCAAGCATACCGTAGATCTTAGCAAGTTGGCTATCCGATCCATTCGGTAGGTGATAAGAAGTGTACTCAAACCCATCCAAGTAAGTAGGCTGGAAAGCTGGTGCTGCATCCTGGATAGTTCTATATCTAACTATGCTGTTAGCGTAAGCTCCAGTTCCTGCTAGCCTCTGGTTAGTGCTGATCTTATAGTAACCGTTGAAAGTTCCAGAAGATATTTTCTGCTTTGAAATGACCCTAGTCAAAATGAAATCCGCAACGTTTCCTGAGTTGAGAGGATCCGCTACTAGGTACTGGCCAACGTTCACCTTAGATTCTTCGCTTGAGGAAACATAGCAGAAAGTCCTTGTGGTATCAAATCCTGTTGCTCCAATAGTTGTTGAATACTCACCAACCAGTGAATAGATTCTTAAAGCGGTTGGAGAGAAAGTTGCTCCAGTGTCATCAGTTATAGATGCAAATGTCCAGCTTCCAGTGTAACCGATAGTCAATTCCGCATCTCTGTAAGCTTTGATAGTCACAGTCTTAACGGAATCTATATCGGTGCTGAATGAAGCTGCCATGTACAAAGGAATCGGTCCTGCTACATAAGCTCTGTCACCATTAGTTAAAACTCCAGTGTTAAATGCTTCATAAGCATTTGAAAACTCATAACCTGTGTAATAAGATTGCTCACCTGCGGCTGAAGTGTAAGTGAACCTATCAGGTTCTGGAGTAGCTATCAATGGTGTATTAGTTCCATCGAGTGCGCTAATAGGAATGACATCGAATAGAGATCCAGCTACACCAGATATAGATTCCCAGTATACTGTATAGAAAGAGTTGATGTTTCCTATATTAGTTGCTCCACCGAAGACTGAGTTAGTAGTGTCAACTTGAATGAAAGTATCAGTGCCATCGTCTGAGATAGCAACTGTTCTAAAATAGTATCTAACTCCGGTGTTCTCAGCGAATATCCAGTCTCCTTGGTTTATCTGGGCACCTGCGGTAGTTCCAGCTACAGTCATGGTTGCTCCAGTAACCGATAGAACTGGTGCATTCTTTCCAGGTGTTGTTCCTTCCGTAGATTTGTCAGGGTGTGAGATACCCAATTTCAACCTAGTATCTGATCCCACTAAAACTTCATTCAATGAAGAGATAGTAGCGTACTGAGTAGCTCCTGCACCGCTCTCTAGCGCAATCGAAGATCCAACCGTTAAGTTGCTTAAGATATTGTACTGCGCTGAGCTGAAAGCTTCCTTGCGAAGAACAAGGATGTTGTTGAACTTTCCGTTGTTTCCGCTTCCATAGAAGCTCTCGTAGTAAGCTACCTTAGCAGGATTATTCTCATCATAGCCATTTGCAGCTGCGCTGTAAGAAGCACCGGTTGATCCTAATCCAGCTGGTAGGTTACTAGTGGCTCCAGGACCAAAATCGTAAGTGTAAATGGTCGAGTTAGTTGATACTTGAGTGTAATCAAAGTACTCTTGCGCAGAGAAGTAATAAGACAAGAAGTTGATATAATCCTGAGAAGAGTTGATCAGTGTATGCCCAATCATATCCATTCTTCCTGGATCTGATGTTGCTGATGGATCATAATCGCTAAGAGCGTTCCTGTTAAGAGCGCAGAATAGACCAGTAGTAGCGATCGCAGCGTTTACGATAGTATCGATAGAGTAGTTAACTCCATTGTTGTCAACAAGATCTGGGATAACCGAACCCTGGAAAGAACCTAATCTCGTAACCTGATCCGATGACAAGAAATCGTTAATTTTGCTCTTTATCAATCCGGAAGCGTTGAAATATGCTGAGAAAGTAGGATCAGTCCTAAGAGTCTCAAAGTTTGTCCAGTCTCCAGCTACTACATCGATATTGACGAAGTACTCGGAAATGAAATCGAATTCCCTAATGTAATTAGGAACATTTCCTGCACCAAACCAATCCCTAGCGGTAACATTGAAACCTGTAAGATCTCCAGTCTTTCTGATGATGATGCTGAATGGTGTCTGTCCTAGATTGACAAAGTTAAAGAGCTTTCCAGTGTTCGTGGCGTTAGCATCAACTGTTGCTAGGAAGTATGATGTATCAGGGAAGTAAAATCTCTCCTTGTTGAAATAAGAGCTGTACAGGGCAGATGCAGTTATACCGTTAGCTTCACCCACACTCAGAGAAAAGCTCTTGTACACATCATAATCAGCATTGGCAGTTGATGTGTCATCGTTCAACTTCACTAAGTTCAACGCGAAACACGGTCCTGTTTCCAAACAGGTGAACAAACTTCTGTGGAAGAACGAACCCTTGTTCTCAAGATCCTTATCTATGTCACCAAATATCCTCCTCGCGGTCTTGATATCTGGGCAGAAAACTGGAGCATTGATCGGTCCCTTTTTAGAGAAACCAACCACCAACCTAGTTGTCTGGGTGTTAAGAACTATAGTTTCTGATGCATCAAACTCCACGGTGTAAACACCTGAAGCTTTGAATTGACTCAGATCTAATCTAATTTTTGCCATGTCAGCGAGTAATTTTTATTTCTGCTTATCTTTTTCTATATATCTGAAGACTTGTGCCTTTTTCTCAAAGGAGGTCCTTAAGGTAGCTAAAAGTATTGTCCTCTTGCGCATCAGATTCACTTATTTTCTTCTGTATCTCCCCTTTCAAATCGGAAGAAAGGAACTCATAAATTTCCTCCACGGTTTCCGCGAAAAATTCTGAAAAAACGTGTGGGACAATGTTGACGCATGTCATTGCTACATCATCATGGCCGGATTGGGAAGAGTAGGACCCCCTGGAGTTTATCCCAAAGTCATTCATCTCGTCAAAAGTAACCATCTCGTTTAGCACAACCCTTTTTTCCATC